ATAGACCATCCCTTGACCGATGGGGTTTCCGCGGCGTGCGCCGGTCTTTTTCTTGTGCGGTTTCATGGTTCAATTATGGCATGAAAATTATTTCTTGCAAGGTTGAAAATATAACTTGCAAGACCTTGCAGAATATGGGATGAACACCCCATGGACAAAATGATTTCTGTGGGAATCCCGTTGCCGCCGGAGGCGGTCAAGCAGATCGACCAGCTGGCGCAAAGTCAGTATTTGAGCCGGGCGGCGGCGGTGCGTGTCATAATCTTGCAAGAGCTTGCAAGACGTGCGCAAGCGGCGGCCGCGTCAACGGTGCAGGAGGTGGCGGCGTGAGTGATTCGGCTTTTCTTTTTCTCGTGTTGGTGGCGTTCAATGTCGCCGTCGCCGGGTTGCTGACCGCTGCGCGGAGGTGCCGGAGATGAAGGGGCGCAAAGGAACGGCGCGGCGCTGGCTGGTGATCGCGTTTTGCCCGCTCACCGGGCCGTGGCGCCAAGTGGTGACGGCGGCGACCGCGGCGGGCGCCATCGTGAAATACTGCGCTGAGCATGAATTGTCCCCGGAGCAGTGCCAGGCGGTGCCGGCCTGAGTGCCGGGGGCTTTTTCTTTTTTTTGTATGTCAAACCAAGCCAAGGAAACAAACAAAACGAGAACAGATTTGCCGGTCTGCCTGAGCGTGTCGGAGGTGTGCCGTCAGACCGGGCTAGGTCGCACAACGATCAGCCAGGCGCTAAGCCGGGGAGATTTGGAGCATTATCGGATAGGCTCCCGGGCGGTGATTCCTGCGGAGGCGGTCGTTGCGTGGCTGGAGCGGCATCGTGTGGGGCGGCGCCAAGCGCTGCGGGTGGCGTGATGGCAAAGCAAGGCGTCAGTCTGATCGAGGCGGCGGCGGCGGCTGATGCGGCAGCCCCGGCTCTTTCTTTTTTTTCTGAGGTGGAGGAAGCAGAAAAGCGCCTTGCACAAGCGGGGGAATTTACCGGCGAGCGGCTGCACCGTGACCGGCCGGGCATTTATGCGGCGGTAGTGCGGATGGCGGCGGAGGGTCAGAGCATCTCGGCGACGGCTCGGGCGCTGGGTGTTTCGAGGAATACAGTGTGCGCGGTGCGTGAGCGTGAGGGCGTCTCTGTAGAGCAGGAGAAAAAGGAGCTTTTGAAGGACCTTCGGCGGGCTTCCCGGCTCGGGGTCGAGAAGGTGATTGAGCTATTGCCCGAGACCAAGGCTGCGAAGGATGCGGCGATTGTGTCGGCGGTGATGATTGACAAGCTGCAGCTGCTATCCGGCGAGGCGACGGCCCGCGTCGAGCGGGTCGAGGTGCGGCCGGACCAGGTCAAAGCCTTCGTGGATTCCCTCCCGGTGATCGAGGCCGAGGTCATCGAGGAGTTTACAACCGGTGTTCCCGCCGGAACCGCGGGACAAATGGCGGGCGCCGTCGCGGTGCCGGTGGCGGCTCTGTCTGATGTTAGATCAGATGTTCTGGAGGGCAGAGACAGAGAAGGAGAGGCCGGACGGGCCACGGATGGGGCCACGAGCGACGAGACGAGCGACGAATCCGGGATGGGGTTTGATGGGGGGGGAGGGGGTGGCGCTTCGTTGAGCCATGCCCTGGGGGTGATGAATACCGAAAAACAGAATTTTGGGCAAAGGGGCCATGACGATTTATGCAAACGCACAGCGAAAAAGAAACCGGGCGCCTCGACGCAGGCGCGGACTACAAAGAAAAAGAAGGGGGGCTCCGAGTGTTGACGAGGCAAGGAGTCAATAAGGTGGCAGACATGCTTCGGGCTCGTCGCCAGAAAGCGCAGGAGCCCGTTGAATCTGCGGAGAGTGTCGAGATAGCCCCTGCTGAAAAAAAAGAAGAGGGGGGCGCCGTGGAGCCCGCGGGGCCCATCATGGCGATGGCGGCGCGGTCGCGCAATCTGCCGAACCGCCGCCGCTTGGCCTGCTTGGTCAACGGCACGGAGTCCTTCGTTCTGGTCCGCGACACCGGCTATTACCGGCAGGGCGAGCAGTTTGAGGTCCGTCTTAACGAGAACGGCGACTACGAGGCCGCCATCCACCGCAACCAACCCCGCTACCGGTGAAAACGCAATTTCCCACATGCTGCCTGTGTCCCCGCACGGCGTCCTTTGACACCGACATGGGGCCACTTTGCTCCGGATGCTTCTACGAGACGCAGAAGATCATGGTCTTCCTGCTGACCCGCTTTGGGTGGCGTCCGATGGACAAAGACGAAAGGAGGGATCATGAGCGCAAACACCAACACTGACACTGGCACCGGCGCCGTCGTGATGACCTACACCGTGCCACCGGCGACCCGCCGCAAAGCCCTGGACATCCACCGCGAGAACGACGGCAGCCGTCAGCTCGTCGGCTATCCCGGCTGGAAAACCATCATCGAACGCCTAGCTACCCGCCGACCATGAAGAAAATGAACGGCCACGTCCTTGAGATCGAGCCCGGCACCTGTGGCGAAGGCCGCATCAACAATGCCGAGTTCAACGCCGCGCTCAACGCCTGGGCCCGCCGCCGCGGCATCGACTGGGGCAGCCCCTTCCGCAAGCCCTTTGACCTTACCAATCGCAACAAAAATGAAAAAACGCACCATCCCAAACCTTAACCCCGGAGGCCGCCGCCATGGCCGGTGACTGGATAAAAATGCGCACGAACCTTGGCGGTGATCCGGCCGTCAAAAGCGTGGCGCGAGAAACCCGCGAGACCGCCTTTGCGGTGGTTGGTCGCCTGCATGCCTTTTGGTCATGGGCGGACCAGCATACCGACGACGGCGAGCTGCCCTTTACCACCTTGGCCGACATCGACGACCTCGTGGAAAAGCGCGGCTTTGCCGCACAAATGCTGCGCGTCGGCTGGCTGATTCAAGTCGAAGACGGCGCGGGCGTTTGCATCCCGCATTGGGAAAGACACAACGGAAGATCCGCGAAAAAACGGTGCCTCGACAGTGAAGCCCAGCGCCGCAAACGAGAAACCGACCATGACAACCCCCGAAAAATGTCAGAAAGCGATTCTGACAAAAAGCGACAAAACCCTGACCAGAGAAGAGAAGAGAAGAGTAATACCCCTATAGTCCCCGCAAGCGGGGACGAGACCGGCGAGGAAAAGGGCATGGATCAACCCGCCGAAAACCCGCACCTCGACCGCGCCCGGGCCATCTTCCGCATGCGCCCGACCACCCCGCTTGACCGCGCTCAGGCTCGGGCATGGAAAGTCGCCGCGCCGACGATCACCGCGACCTTCAGCCCGACCGATTGGGCCACCCTCGAAGCCTACTACGCCGCCGAGATCCCGGCCCGCGACGACATCCGCCGCCGCGATCTGGCGACCTTGCTGAACAACTGGTCCGGCGAACTGACCCGCGCCCGCCGCTGGGCGGAGCAATTCGGATTCACCCCACCGGATTTGTCGCAAAAAAATGAAAAAGGGGCCCCGCCCGACGATCTTTGGCGGGAGGTATTGTCCGCGCTCTACCCGGAAGCCGACCCTGCCGTTTATTCCGCCTGGGCCCAAGTGCCCGACAGCCTGCAGGGCGAAATCCTGCAAGCCATCGCCCTTGCCGAGAAGGAGGCCGCATGAGTGCCGCCATCGCCTATTTTGCCCTGTTCGCAATCATCGCCTTCATCCTTGCCGTGATGTTCGACGACAACGACCCACGCTTCCCATGAACCCCTTTGCCCTTGACCCATGGTGCCGCGGGAGATCCGCGGACAGGCCGTGCGTTCCACGCCTCATGAAACAGGTCGGGGCAACCCTTTTACACCCATGAGCACTACATCCGCCACCTACACCGTCGGCCGCAGCGAAGGCGTCGTTTATCCGCCCGGCTTTCCCTACGCGCCCACCGTTCCGCAACTCGCCGAACTCTACGACCAGCAAGCCCGCCGCGTTGCCGCGCTCGAAGAACAAGTCCGTCAGAGCGACCGCGACATTGCCGCGCTCCTCGACTGGCTGGCCAGCATCCGCCACGCCGTCGGCGACCCCGACGCCCGCCTCATGCTGCCCGAACTCGCGGCCCGCTGCGCCGAACTTTTCCATCAATCCCAAACCGCAAACAAAAAATGATCCCGACCCGTCCCAAAACCTGGTGGCTGTGCTTTAACCCTTACCAAGAAGGCAGGAAGCCAGCCGTCCGCCACGAAACCCTTGCCGAAGCCCAAGCCGAAGCCGCCCGCCTTTGCGCCAAGATGGGCCGCAAAATCCACGTGCTCGAACTTGTCGGCACCATGCACCCGCCCGTTGAACCCAAAGGATTCTGGGAGGACCGCCGCCCATGACACCCGACAACGTCCAGACCCCGCTTTGGTCCCACGAGGCCGAGGCCGGCTTCATCAGCTGCATCGTCAACGGCGGAACTCCCGCCCTGGATGCCGCCATCGAGACCGCGCAAGACCCGTGGTTCTTTGCCCCCACGAACGCCACCGCCTGGTCCATCATCAAGACCATGGCCGCCAAGCGCCAGCCGGTCGATCTGCTCACCTTCACCGAAGCGTGGCGTCAATCCGGCGAGCTCGCCAAGCTCGAAGGCGGCGCCGGTTACGTCACTACCGAATACACCCGCCTTGGGGGCACGATTCACCATTGGGCCGACCAGCTCCGCGACTACTGGCGCAGACGCGAGATCCAC